ACGCAATCCCACTCATCACCATATAAGTCGTCTTTAATAACTAACATACATTGGTTTCTTGTATTGTCAGAGTTAAATCTAGCTTCCTCGTTGCCGTATACAGTTCCGTTCATACCAATTGGATAATAGTTTTTAGGTATTATTTCTACCATACCGTTTACTTGATTTTTTAATTGTTCGTATGTCCATTTCGTTTTTGACGGCTCGTATGTTATAAAACGTCCGTCTTGTCTTAATTTTGTGTAAATATACATTGTCGTTCTCCGTTCGTTATTTGATACAATTACATTGTATCACGTCTATGTTTAATTGTCAAACAGTTTCTTTATTTATATTAAGTAAATGTTCTCTTTGTAAATGTTGTTCGTATGCTGTTTTTGGGTCTAATTTAACTTTTTTGTTTTTATGTGCCTTAATTCTTTTCTTTATACTGCTTTGTTTTTTTCTTTTTGCCCAATCTTTTATATCTTTTTTGTTTTGTTTTGCTAACTCTAAACTCTCTATTGTTGCAATAACCTTATTGTGATTAACACCATAATATTTTACGTTTATTTGTTTTTCTGGTTCTAACTTTGACCAATCTAATTCTGGTATTTTAGTCATTTTAAATCACTCTTTGGTGCATTGTGTTTATTCAGTAATTTTACAGTGTTGGTTATCATTAAACTTCCTTTGACTGGTCTAGCATTACACTTAGTTTTATATTAAACAGATGATGTTTAGGTATAGTTGTCCCTTAGTGACATTTTAAAAAAATCACTAATAAACAATTATGATACTGACGACGGTGGGGGGGAACTGAGGGGTTATCGCAACCAGGTGTAGCTTTACTGCTATCCCTCACTTTGTCGGCTCTTACGCCTATTCTACGACGGTTTTTATCGTCTGGTGACCCAAGCTGTATGGTTACAAGCATTCGTACCCACGTCTGTTTTGTCATTGTGCCTAAGTTTGTGGTTATTCATTTCGTCACAAGCTATTAGAGGCTCATACTGGACCTTACGGTATCCAATAACTATTATTTAGAACAATAGCTATTTACATAATACATGAAAGTGGTATACTTACAATGTTTAGAACAATAAAAAGCCACCCAATAAAGGTGGCTTTTTCTTTTGTGTGCATATTTATTACGCCAATGCTCTTATATTCAGGCGTTTTGCCCTTTACTGAAAGTAAAGTATTACTTGTAGTATTATACCTTGTAGTATTATCTGTGTTGATTTCAACAGTACCCCTCGTGTGTTTTTTGTCAGTACCCTGTGTTGATTTCAACAGTATAAAGGAGTCAATGTGCATTAACTCCTAAAGCAATTAAACGTTATTACGCCAATGCTCTTATAAAACTAGGTACGTTATATCCAATTACAGGTATTTCTGCACCGTCTGCCTTTGTAATCACTGTTACAGGTACAGTAAGCACGCCACTAAGTTCGTATACACTTTGTGCTAGTTCTGGTGTTTCGTCTAGGTTTATATATTCATAGGTATGGCGTTTCATATCTAAAAATTGTTTGACCATTTTACAATATCCACAAGTTGTTCTGCCATAAACCTTTATGTTCATATAATCCTATTCGTTAGTTGGTCAATGAATAGTACGGCAATTTATAAGTATCGTAAATAAGATTTATCACGATAAGCACCCCACTGGTTTTGCCACCCTGATGAGCTATAAAGTCGGTACGCAAAAGCTACATTTATCTTAGCGTCATAAAGTTCTGTTTCGCTCGGTCTGTTTTTTGCATTTGCACCGTAGATGTTTATTTGAAAGCAACCAATAGAATAATCGCCTGTCGCTGGATTATCGTTTTTTGCTTTTGTGTTGCCACCACTCTCTGCTTTCATTACAGCAATAGCTATGTTTTGTTGCCAGTCATATTTTGCAATTTCTAACATACAATCAGCATTATCCTTAGGTTTAAATGTCAAAGGTGTGTCATTGTTCATCTTTGCAAAAAGCTCCTGCCCTAGCGTGTCTGTGTTTGCCGTTTTGACTATTATCTGATTATCTGCTCTAACTACTTCTGGAACGTATAAAGAGATAAAAATAAAAATAGCACCTGTAACAATACAAAATAGTATCGTTAATGCAAGTGCTATATTCTTTGTTGTGTTAATATTGCGGTTTTTCAAAATGTTGGACAGTTGTCCGTTGTTTCCTTTGTTTAACCGTTTCATACTAACATAATGCTAGTAAACACAACCTAGTTATTTATTAAGCCATCTGCGTAACCTTTGTTAATAGCTTGTACACCACCGTCTATATACCCCTTTTTGTAAGCTTCTGCTTCTTTTGTGACGATTAACTTTTGAATAGCTTGCTCTGCTTTAACTTCATCAAAATCTGATGCTCTTTCGCCCATAAAGCAATATACGGAATACTTTTTTAATATGTAGCCTATCTTATTTGTAATCTCGCTATCTAGTAGTGTGGGGTCTGTTGGTTCTGTCATAGTTAATCCTTTGCGTTTTCGTATTTTCTAAATTCGTAGTCGCCACGTTCTGCCCAACCCTTTTTGTAAGCTTCTGCTTCTTTTGTGGTGATTAACCAAGCCGTATAAAATGAGTAAACTGCCATAATAAACAAGGGCATTATCAGTATCATTACTATTAAATCGTCTTTATTCGTCACAACTAGGTATATCCTTTAGTTTAATTGTTAATTTACCAAAGATGTTTGGTCATAAATACAAGCGTCTGACGGTTCTTTAAAAGCCGTCTGCAGTTCAGTTTGTGTCTTAGTTAATCCCATATTAGCAATCCAATTTATGCCGTATGTGTCCACTAAGCTATCAAAAACACAATTACAGTATGTGGTTTGATTAAATACAGCGCCAACTGTTGGTGTCGGGTCGCAACCCTCATTCCAGCTTTTTCGTGCTTCTGGTACCGACATAGCAACTTTGCTATTCTTATCGTTTGCACCGTTTTTAATTTGCCGTACTTCTATATCTGTCATAACTGCACCAGCTATATATCTAATTACAATAAATGCCACTGCTACTAATACATACTTTGGTACGTTTTTCATTTTGTACCCTGTAATCCTAAACCGTCTTGCGTTTGTTGTGGGTTAAAATTGTTTTGTTGCAAGTCAGTAATACTTTGTGACTTTTGTTTCAACTCAATAGCATGTAAGCCTGAGTTATAGCCAAGTATATACATAAAATAACAAAACCATATTACACCTAAAACTATGCAACATATAACAAAAGTTCGTTCCCTGTCGTGATATTTTTTAGACATTATTTTAACCAGCCTGTCTTTTTAGGTGTTTCAGTCCAAGCGTTTACAAGTTTTTCTAATGTCGTGTTAATGTTTAATAATGCAACATAAATCTCTTGGTTTGCAGGCTTTTCAATTTCGGTGTCTGTCAGTTTAATAACAGTATCAAAATTATTGCCAATCGGTAATAAGTTCATAGAAACAGTTTCAATTTTTGGTTTGTTAGTAGCCCATTTACTATCTGTTTGTACAATAACAAGATAATCTGCATAATCTTTTGCTTTTTTAATACGGCTAATAGTAGCTATACCACAATTAAATATTCTTGCTAAATCAGCTGATGTCATACTTGTAGTGTCAAGCAAGTTTGACATCAACTTAACGTCAGAAAAAAAATCTTTTGTAACGTGTACTCTTGTTCGTTTTTTATTTGCTTTATCTTTATAAAACTTCTTAGTGCTAGATGATTGAGCCATTGTCGTTCTCCGTTCGTTTAATTTTATTCTTTCCTCGTTTGCTTAATTTGCCACCTATTGAGCCAGCTCGTTTAGCTAATTCAATATTTCTAAATCCACCAGTTGTGCTTTTAGCACCACCAATTTTACCTAAATCACTGTAATAATTTGGGTTATTTGCTAAATTTTTAAGTTTAGCTTTTAAAGCACCAGCTTTTGTGCCAGCCATTTATGTCCTTTCGTTAATTTGTATACGTTTATATTATATGTGATTATGTATATAAATGCAATACGTTTAATTTATTTGTAAATAATGTTATAATAAATATTGGTGTGATGCCGTAAAAGATACCCCCATAAAATAAAGAAAATTAGTCCTTTCGTTATTCTCTGGGGTATTTTTAATGCCAAAAAAAGTAGCCACCCTGTTTCTGGGGTGGCTGTTTTTATTTTACATCTGTTAAAAATAGAGTAACTATTTTAGTTTCGTTGTTTGACCCTCGTATGTGCGACGGTGGTGTTTGCCTTAATATGATTAACTAAGCACTCCGTTATTTTGATATTATTCCTCGTCAAAGGTTTCGTCAATAAACATATTTACAATATATTGTCCGTATTGTTGTAAATCACTTTCGTTGGGTGTCGGTTTATAATGTACTTCGTATGCACCAGTGTCGTGTATGTAATCGCTAATGCGTATAAACTCCTCGTTTCCTAATACTTCACGCCATACAAAAACGCCTAATGTTCTGTCTAAATTGTTATAACGATTAAATATATGGTCAATACTACTATAATTGTTGCTATGTAAATATAGTTCGGTGTTTTCAGGGGTACAATAAAAGTCCATTTCGCCATTATCTGTTTGAGCAGTAATAGTAAACGATATTTCTTTATTGTCCACCTAAGTGTTCCGTTCTTAAATCTGGGTCGTGATAATTACCCATATCGTCTGTTGGTACATCTTGTGCAATAGCTTGCTGTTCTGCCAACTCATATTTTGCAATTATTTCTGCATTGTTGTGTGCTAGGTAATTTATAATCGCCTTTGCGTTTATTTGTTTTGTTCGTGACCACCTATTATATTTGCCACCGTCATATTGTTCCATTTAGTGTATTCCCTCTGGTTGTCCGTGTTTATCTAATGTTTGACTTCGCAACGCCATTTCTGCGTCTACGCTAGACATTGTAGCGTAACCTATATTTCTAATTAAATAAAATGCGTGATTATAGGCTTCGTTAGCTTTATCTGGACTGTATAAAGTATCACCCAACATTTGTAAATCTCCTGCCAAGCGTATAGCTTGTGCATAACCACCTTTGCTACTTTCGTAACTATGCAAGCGTTCAAACATTTCACTTAATAGCCAATTACTAGGTACACCGTTTGGTTTTACCCTTAAATGTAAAAGTCTATGGTTCATTGTGTGTGCTGGTATTATCATACCACTATGGTTTCTAACTGCTTTTTGTAATACGGTTTCGTATTCTCTGCGAGGGTGTTCTAGGTGGTGACGTTCAAAAGGTGGGGTAAGTCTACCCGTAGCCATTATTTTTTAGCAATACCAGCTCTGATAGAGCCAAGACCAAGACCGTTTAATACTAAAGTAATAGCTTGTTCGCTTGTCATATTGTGGCTAATAACGCCTGATATTCCAAAAACAATAAGCCCTAAAGATACTAAATAGCTTTTTTTACCTGATAATAATTCTTGGATTTGAGATAACATTTGTTAGCCTTTCTTTATAAATATATTTTTGAGTATAATAATAACTCTATTTAGCATATTACCAATTACGACTTTTTCGTCAATAGGTGCAGGTACTTCTTTTATAACTTCAACAAGTTTCTGTACTTCTTTTACAACTTCTTTAGGTGGTCGTGCCAATTCATTTGACAATGCCTGTTGTACACCAACTAATTGCTGTCGTAAATTATCACGTTCTGCCCTGTAAGCGTTTGCTTCGCCTAGCCCAACCGTAAAGAAACTTACTATAGGTTTGCCAATCCACGCTTGCATTTCCTCGTTTGTGCCAGCTTTACCTCGTAAAAATATATATGCGTTAGATACTTCTGCTAATGTGTTAAACATTGTATTATTTCCTTGTGTTACTGGTTTTGTTATTACAGGTACAGCTAATGGTGTTGGTGCTACATTAACTTTTGGTCTAATCCAACCGACACAACCTGCCCATTGTTTATTTGCCGTTATATGTGCATAGCTACCCACTGGGCTGTTTTGTTCAAAAATAGTGATAGATGACTGCGTTGCACCTAAACACAAGCCTATGTGTCCGTATGTACCCCAATTCCATATAACTATATCGCCTTTAACTGGTAAATTGTTTGGGTCTGGACTGTTTGCTATTTTTGTATAATAAGTTCCTAAAGGGTCTTTAAAAATTGTAAACACTTCAATAGCACCACCATTTGCACCTGTCGGCATAACTTCCCACGCACCACCTTGTAAGCCAACCACCTCGTGAGAATATTGAGCAACTAAATCCCAACACTGATTACCGTAAGCTCGGTCAAAGTCCACTGGTTGTCCGTTATATTTAGCAACAAAGTCATCTACAGTCATTTAATAACTCCTATTTAATTATAGTAAAATCGTTGGTTTCAAAAGTGTGTTCGTATTCTCTGGTAAACCATAAAATAGTCGGTACACGATAAGTTGTGCGTGTTACTAATTTACAATACGGTGGTGACGCTAAAACTCCGTCTGGTACAACACCCATTTTAAAAGCTGGATAATCGCCCTCAGTTTTAAACATTTTTAATTTAAATGTTTGCACTACATATTCTGAAGCACCACAACTTACAAAAACATTATTTATGCTGTCTGCGTTTACGCTAACCTTAGTATGACCACTAACAAAGATAGGGTCGCCAATTTTATACTCTGTTTTATCTGTTTTACTTTGTGGTGCTTCTACAATATCCCTTGGATAAACATAAAAAATACCTAACACTAAATAAAAAATTATGCCAACGCTAAGCAAAACAGTTAATAAGTTTATAGGGTGTAATTTTCTCATTTAAGTATTCCTGCCATTATTGCACCGACTATTGTTAGTGCAATAGATATACCAATAGCACTTGCAAGCTTTTCGTAAGGTGCGAACTTTTCTTTTGTAATAACTACGCTACTAAGACTTTTTAAATCTGTTTCTAATCGTGTTGCGTCTTTTTCTAATGTTTGATATCTATATTTTAAATCTGCTATATGCGTTTTTAAAGTATCTATATCTTTTTCTATTATTACTATTTGGTCTTTGTTATTCATATTTTTAAATTGCTTCGTAAACACCTGTTAAAAGCAAAGTATCTGTACTACCCCACGCAAAAGGTATAGACGATGTTTGTTTAGCTAATGTTACATAAGTACCACTTGCGTTCATAAAGTACGCACCAACGGTAGTGCTAGAAACTAAAGAAGCTGTACCTAAATAAACTGCATTACCAACGTCCTCTGCTGTTGCTAAACCTAAATTAGAGCCACCAGTAACGTTTGCCGTGTAAATGACACTACTTGCTGTAACAGGCAAGGTAAACAATGTACCAGTTCCAGCAACAGTTGTAGTGCCGTGAGTTAATTTTATTTTAAAATGTACTGTTTTGCCTTGTTGTATATAAGCACCTGTAACTGTTCCGTTGTTTAGAGTTATATTTGTTAAAGTTGGCGTATAAGCAGTCCACGCACTACCAACTGCTTCTGTAAAGTTGGCATTTAATTTAGCACTAGGGATTATTTCGTTTGGATTAAAAGTATACATAATGTGAGTTTACCATAAATTAAGTTGGAGTATCTGGGTTTAATGCTGTTTGTACTGCGTCTAAGGTTCTGTTTAATACGTCAATACTTTTACTAACGTCTGTCGCTATAGTGCTACAAGTAAGTCTTATATTTTCAGGAGTATATTCTTTCCTGACTATTTGTAAGTTTAAAGTATTTATATCTGCAATATTATAATCAAAATAATCCACGTCAAAATGTGCTACGTCAAACAAAGATGAGCCTATATTACCTGTTATGTTTCCAATATTTATAACATCTCCAACCTGTATTGTTTCAATGTCGTAAGCACCTGTGGCTGGGTTACTGTCGGCAATAGTAACGGTTAGCCTAACTTCTGCCGAACTGTGCTGATTTAATAGATTATTAGACAGTTGGTCTGCTGTCGCTATTGTTGTTACTCTTGCGTCTACTAATCTTGTAGCTCTTGTGCCATATAATCCTGCTGAATATGAGTTTAAATATTTCTTATATAAAATACTGCCACCACCGATATCCCCACCTGTAAAATAAACTAAGTTTACAATATCCTCTGCACGCTTGTTTAATTCTAGGCTTTGTATATCCTTGCCCATTATGAGTTTATGTGTTGGAATAGTATCTTTTGCTTTAAAATGTAGCTTATTTGTTGCATTGTCTACATACCAATACCAATCAGACGGTGCAAGCTCTAAAGCCTTTTGTATTACTTCATAAATAGTTTGTGATATAAAATTATAAGTAAATGTTGTACCTGTGCTAACCACTGATGTGTCATACAAAACAGACCCATTTTCTAAGGCGTGATAATCTAAAGCACCACGCACCATATCGCTAGGGTCGGTAACGCTATGCAAAACGGTAGTTTTACCGTCATTTGTAAATGTTTCAAAAGTTAAATCACCAGTCTGCAAAATCCACCCTGAACCAGTATCTCTAAGCATTGTACCGTTTGCGTATACATTTGTGTTTGCATACTGCAAGGTTGCGTAAGGTGTTACGGTGGTTGTAAAACTAGAACTTGCACCATAGGCTGTACCAACACTGTTAATTGCGTAAGCTCTAAAATAATATGTAGTTAGTGGTAACAAACCTGTTAGCGTAGTTGTATATGCACCAGTTGTACCAGTAACCGTTTTAGTGCTGTTTGCGCTAGTTGGATTAGCATTAGAGGTTGAATAATAAATACCCCTTGATGTGATAGTAGCGTTGCCAGAGTTTGTAACGTTACCACCAACTAATGCTGTCGTTGCTAATATTGAAGTCGCACTTGTAGTAGTAACCGTTGGTATTGTTGCAATAGTTGGCAAAGTATAATAAAAACTAGTTGCTGACGTACCTAAAAATGGTAAATCATCTCCGTTATGATACGCATAAAACAATGCCGTCTTTGTTCCGTCTGCGTTGTGATATACATATACATCTTGATTTGACGCTACAAAATTATAATTTGTGGGTGCTACGTTTGCACCAAAGTTACCATAATGATTTACGGTGGTATTTATTACGTTGCCGTCATATTGGTATTGAGCAGATGTAGCAATACTGTTCCATACGTTTGATGTCACCGTATTGCCCATATATGCGTTTAATCTAACTAAACTCCTGTTGTTGGCTGTGTCCTGTGATAATAGGGTTACGTCAAGGTGCAATCGCCATTTAGTGCCTAGAGTACCTGAATATAATGCTTCTGAACTTGGCATATTAACTAGCCTTTACTACGAGCCAATAAAGGTCGCCTATTGTTACGGTTACGGCAGAACTAAAGGCAAAATTAACGGTGCTAAAACTTGTGCTGGTAATTGTGTGAGTTACAAGTGAGTTAGTTACTACGGTGGTATCAGGTACACCAGAGGCATCTCTGCGTAAGCTAATTTCTACCACTGTACTTGCTATGCTTGCCTTTAAACTAATGCTAATACTAGACATTGTTGCTACTGCTGATATAAAACTTTGTGCAATAGTGCTGTCGGGTCCAATGTCAATCGTACTAGTTGTTGTTAATTGGGCTTGGTCAGAACTTTCTACTGTTTTATAAATTAAATAATCTAATTCGTGTCCTGCACTCCATAAAGTGATGTCTAATCTATCTCTATCATCATAATTCGGAGTATAACTAATAATTTTACCCTGAAAAAATAAAGTGTCGGTAGTTTCTTTGTCTGTTATATACACTTTAATTATATTGTTAAAATCTATATCGTAACCCTCACCATATTCGTCTATATTACGAGATAAGGATATATTCATTTCAGAAGCAGGCGTGTTTATTTCTTGTGTATAACTAGGCAAACTTATTACGTCTTTTGTTATGTCTTTAATATATGTACCACTAGAGTTGTACACTTTATAAACGTATTTTTTGCCGTTGCTCATTATAAGAACCGTTGCCTATATTTCATAGTTGTTTCAACTGTTCTGGTTGTAAATGTATCAGTATAAGTTATATAAGTATCGTCTGGTGTTAATTCAAAAAATAATCCTGTGTAATCTGTTAAGACTCCGTTTACTTTTACTTCGTGCAATAACGTATCTATGGTCAAAATATCCTGTGCTACCCACGTTTTAGTAACAGTAATAGTTTCGCCAGCCTGATTAGTAAAGGTAATATTACCTGTTGTGCCTGTAATAACAGATATATGCAGTGTTATTTCAAAAGGTGTTTTAACTGTTCCACCAATAACTTCTAAAAAATTATACTGTTTTGTACTAGCTGTGTTTGCATTAGCTAATAAAAGGTTTGTTTTAATAGGTGCATATCCGTAAGGGTCTGTGGCTGTAAACTCTAAATTAAATTGTGCGTAACCACCACCAACATCTTTAAATATAATGTTAGCTAAAGTAGCAGTATATTGTATAGGCGTACCGTCCATAGGTAGTAATAATGTCTTGTTTTCTGGGTCTGTGGCTTTAATAAGGGCGTTCCTAGCGATAAAATAATCGTTACGGCTACCTGCTGTTATTTGACCCTCTAAAGTTATTTTTTTTGACCCATATTCCTTATTGAATATTTGACTGCCAGTTTGTCTTGCTAACTTTTGTTCTGATATAACTATATCTGCAATTTGGTCTGTGTTAATAGTAAAGATATCTACGTTTAATATGTTTGTTAATATGATACCGTTAAAAATTATGTTCTCGTACATTATGCTGTTCCTGCCATTGTACTAATTCCTTTAGTTGATAACTCTATATTCCTTGACAACCTGCTAAAGAAGTTGTCTGCATCTTGTTTATTGCCAATGTTTACGTTGCCATAAATACTCACGTTGCCACCTAAGTTAGCCGTTTGTCTGTCATTTAACACCTTTTCACCACCTCGCATTTGTACCATTTCAGGTCCACGTTCTCCGACTAATGTTAAACCCGCTGTTGCACTTCTAGTTCCAGAAGCTAATGTACTTGTATAAGTATTACTTCCTTTGTCGTATGCCGTAGTTACGTTTCCTGTATAACCAGCACTATGTTGTATCTGGTATGCTTGGTCTAACGTTAATTTGCCTTTATTTATAGATAACTCCATTTGTCTGTTTAAACTAGTAATAGCTTCGTTGCCTTTTTGCAATTCCATATTTAAATCAACCGAAGCGTTATATATTTGTCCTATTGCCAATATTGCACCAGCAGACGCTATTGCTACTACAATAGGTAAGCTGAAAAGACCAGCCATAGCAGTAAAAGCAGTTTTTAATGTAGCAATACTGGTTAAGCCTGTTATAGTCATTAACCTAAAACCTTGATTTATCAAAAGAAAAGCATTACCCAAAGCCATAGCAAGTTTAAGTGCTACAAAAGCACCGACAATGTACGGTATAATTTGTTTATTATCCCATAACCATTGTAAACCCTCTTTTATAACCCTAAAGGCTTCATCTAAATATGGCTTTATTTCTGTAAATGCTTTTTGTAAAGCAGGTATACCAATATCAAAAATCCATTTTAACGCCTTTGGTATATTTTCATTTAAAAACTTTATTACACCGTCTAACCATAATTTAAACTTATCGCTTGATACGAATGCCTGTAATTTAGATGCAAGTGGTGATAATCCCTGTACAAGTGTTAAACCAATACTTTCCTTAACATCATCAAAAGAGTTTTTTAATATTGCTAATTGTCCTGCAAAAGTTTTACCCTCTTCTCTGGCACTACCACCATATCGTTTTGCCAATTCGTCAAGCATCACTGTTTGTGCTTGAGCACTTTTACCAGTCGCAATTAAATTAGATATAACATCTTGCTGACTTTGAGAAAAAACTATACCTTGTCGTCTTAATAAGTGCATACCCATAATAGGGTCGTTTAAGGCTTTACCTAATAGCCTAGAAGCACCTGCAACGTCCATTTTTAGCGCAGTCGCCATATCCAAAGACATTTCAGTTACTCTAGGAAATATGTCTTTACCTATTTTTGTAAATGTAAGTAATAAGTTTTCGCCACCTAAAATTGTTTCATCACTATACTTTGTAACACTTTGCAACTGTGCCGCTAGTTTTTTAGCACTATCGGCTGTAACGCCTGCTATATTGCCTGTGCTTTTTAAAACTGCATTTAATTGTGCTTCTACAAGTTGGCTTTCCTCATAACTCTTTACACTAGCAATACCAAAAGCGACTACTGCGCCTGTTGCAACGGTTAAACCTATTGCCATTTTTTTGCCTATATCGCCAATAGTGTTAGTTATATGTTTCGCACCTTTTTCAAAGGCACTAGTATCTATTCCTAAATCATAATGTATTTTGCCAACTTCGGTAGACATATATTATTCCTGTTTCTTTTTTCTTAAACTTCTATAAAGTTTTGTTTCATTTATTATATTGTGTAAACCACCATATTGCTTTTTAAATGCTGTAACTGTTTCATCTGTGGCGTTTTGTACTGTCATATCTGTAAGTGCTTCTCCAGCTTTTAGTCTATACATTTGTGCCACTAAAGCAAAATATAATTTAGCATATTCGTTCATAGTTTGTTCTGCTGTGTAACCGTAAAAGCGTATAAACTCTGCAAAGCTCAAAAAATGGTCTGAGCTGTCTACGCTAATACTTTTGGGTCTGTGCCTAATTGTATGCCTGTTTCCACTAGGTCTTTTTCATCTTGTGGCTGTGTACTGTTCATCATTTGTGGCATAAGTTCTACAAAAGAAGCTATGTCTAATTTAACGCCTGTTAATTCTGGTATAAGGTCTGTAATCACACTATCTATGTCTTTTTCTGCTTGTCGTATATCGTTAGCTGTGTAATTTATAGGATTACTAAATACATCACTAAGCTTGCCAACTATAAGTGCGTGGCTAAGTCTAAGAGGTTTACAATCTAGTTCTAATCCCTTAACTGTGACCTTAAAATCCTTTGGCATTAAATCTGATATAGATATTCCCATATTGTGCGACCCTTTCTTAACTAATTATTGACGTATCTCGGTTTATTATTGACAAGCTAATTTTAAAAATTTTTGCGTATTGTGCGTCACGTTGGACACTTTCAACGCCACCAATTACAAGTATAGAGTAAATATATGCGTTGTCTATTGTTGTGCTGTACATACGGTGTAAATAGTTCTTAATGCTGTTTATTGTAGTTACTGCGTCCGAAGCAGATGTGTTTTTAATATATACATCAACAATGCTAGTAGTTAATGGTAAATAATTATTATATCCTGCACCTGAATATTCAACCCATATACCGTTTGTGTCGGCAGGTATTTGACCAGCAAAAATATCTGTACCTAATACTCCGTAACCAGCGTTTGCGATATATTTTGCAATTTCTGAAACTATATCCATTATGTTAATCTCCCTGTATGTTTAAATATAGCAACTTTTACCATATCATTTGAAACTTCTAATGCGTCACCTAAATAATGTGCGCCTGTACCAGTCGTTGTATAGTTTTTATATTCAACTGTTTCCATTCTGTATGAGTAATCTTTGTTATAGCCAACACGCCACGATAATTGACTTAATCTTTTAACATAACTGTCAGCTCTTAAAGCACCTTTGTTTTTTGGTGTTTTTTCTCTTGCCCTAATTAAAGTATCTCGTGCTATTTCTTTTAATGATAACTCAAGTGTAGCTTTTAAATTAACGGTAAACTGTGGCAGGTCATTTTTGACGGTTAATTTTCCGTGATAAGTATATGGGTGACTCATATCTGCACTCATCATACTTAAAAACTCGCCCTCTGTGCTAGGTGGTGGTGTTGCCATTATATATCCTGTTTGCCGTATTTAATAAGACCGCATTTCAAAAACAATACTGTGCTATCTCGTAAACGTTTTGCCTTTATAACACTGTCAATTTTAAAATAAACACCGTCTACCGATATAATATCGTTTTTTATAATACCACTATCAGGACTAAACCATACCAACGCACTAGTAGTAATAGTTTCGTTTGTACCACCTATTTGTGTTGTAGTCATATCTCTAAAATGACAAGGCAAAGGGTGTGTAGTTGTAGTTAATAAATGGTCGCCAAAAGCATTACGGCTTGTAGTAATCTTATAAGCTGTACTTTGCATTGGTGGCATTACATAACCTCTGGGAATAGATATTTAATACTACTAATTACGTCTATTGTTTTTTCATTACCATAACTAACAGAATATCCCTCTATACTTTCCTGTGTAATATTATCCATATTGCCTAATTCGGATACTAATGCTTCAAGTATTGCGTATTTAACTATTGCTAAACTCTCTGTGTCACCTGCAATACTAAACTTAGCAGTGACCTTAATATTATTTAAGCCAGTCACAAAAGCACCAGAACGGTGTCGCAACATAGTTTTTAGTGTTTTATGACTAGGCTCAGTTTGGTAATCGCTTGTTAAATATTCGTAAACTACGGTCATATAATCGTCTACAAGTTCTATTTTTGTAATATCTGTGCAAGGTGCTATTTTTAAGTGTTGTACGCCACCGTCATAATATCTGCTAGTAGTATCTGTGCTAGTTAAACTAACACCTGTGTATGCTTCAACGTATCTTATTATTGCGTCTGCGATAAACGGATAAGCGTTCTTTTCTACGGTTGTTAAAATCCTGCCTAGTTTCGCTTCTAAATTGCTCTGACTTATCAAGCCCATTTAATTCCTCTCTTATTCTAAGTAATGCACTATTCCAGTATTCAGTAATCATAATTTTATAGTAACATAAAACAAAAAAGAGTTGGCATTAACACCAACTCTTTAATGTAATAACTAACTTTAGCTAATCAGGTTTGCACCCATACGACCAAGTAATCTGCCGTCCGTTGCACTTCTAGTTTCATCAACTAGAGCTGTAAACGTGACTTCAAACACTGACTGTTCATCTATCTTATAAGCAATTTTCATATTATCTGTGCTAACTGCTTTAAATAAAGTAAATGTTTTTGAGCCGTCTGCATTGTTGCCTTGTGGGGCAATAACTAATTCTAAAGCGTCATTTCGCAAGCTATAACCAGACTTTGTTCCAAAATGCACTTGTGAGCCAGCAGAGCCAACGTCCCAATCACTTTCTGGTACTACATAAGCCATAGTGTTCGGAGATATTTCTGCGAGTTTTAGCTTAACGGTAGCTTTTTGACCTGTTACAACGTAATCCACTGCTGTGTTTCCGTATAAATCGGTCTTTACTTCCGTAAGTTCTCGTTCAATAACAATTTCCGTACCATCAACGGTGTGACCTAAGTCTACACCACCAAAGGTTACTAGGCTTCCTGCACCGACTGTAAGTTTACTAATTTGAGCCATTGTATATCCTTTCTTGGTTAATATTAGTTGATATAATTATCAGCTAACTGTACCAGTTCCAATTATACAAAATGCACCGTCAAAACGAGTTTGTGGTACAACACGCAAAGTAGCACGCATAGCCCAACTGTCTTGAGTGATTAAGTTAATGTCTGAGCCACCAGCGTCTTTAACAACACCACTGTCAAAAGTCTTTGTTTCCAATAGTCTTTTAACGTGTAGTTTTACACGACCTAAATCACCGTAAACTGCAAAGGCTTTATTAGCACCAATTTCACCAACAGCAGGCATAATGTCTACTAATTCAACAGGTGTTCCGTCAATCATAGGAGTTACAGCACCTTGAGGACCAGCTTCCATACCAGCACTACCAAAGAAGTATTCGCCACTTCCAGCAGTTTTAGTTTGGCGTAAAGCATTAAACACGCTAGGGTGCATAAAGAAACGACCACTTCGTCTGATACTAGATACAACCTTGTACTTGCTGTCCATAGCGTCATCTGCACTAAAATCGGCAATAGTAGCACCAACAGTTTGTGTCTTATAAGCGTCAGCTAATGCTGGTGTTAGTAAGCCATAAGTGCTGTCAGTAAATACTAATGTATCAAACAACTTAGCTCTTGCTCGTGCAATTTCTGTTGTTGCGTCTGACCATAGGTTTATTGCGCTGTCCTCAATTACTTCGCTAGTAAATACTAGAGTTGCAATATACTTTTCTAGGGCTACTGTTGTAGCAGAATAAGTAAGTTTTTGTGAGTTTTGAGCTGTTGCTTCGCCAGTTTTGGTAAAGCTAATTTCGTTTGTTCCAGCTAATAGTGTAACGCTGTCACGGTCTGTGCTTCGTACATCACAAAGACGAGAAGCAACACCATAATCTTTTGTAAGACGTTCTACTTCTGCAACGAACTCTGGGTCTGGTACTAAAGCACCACCGTCTGCTGTTGTAGTAACATTTTGGTAGTTGCTCTTATTAACTTCTGACCAAGCTTTGTTTACATAGGCATTATATTCTGCAATACCTGTTGCGTCTTGGTTCTTAAATGCTACTAGACCTTTAGCAAAACGTGCTTCTTTTGAATAGGTATCTAGTGTTTTAACTGTAACTTCTACTGTGTCAACCACGTTTTTTACTACTGCCTTTTCTGTTAATTCAATATTCTTAGCTACAACTGCGTCTGCAATAGCTTCTGCTGTTGGAACTTTTATAGCTTCCATAACTTGTTTTGTAACTGCGTCAAGAACTTCTTGACCAACTTCTACGATATCACTCATATTATAAGTTTTCCTTTAGTTTAATTGTTTTAATAACTTTTTCTGCCTGTTGCACTACAACTTGTGACTGTCGTAATACTACGCGCTTTGTTTCTATTTTGTTTACGCCTGCCGTTGCGTCTTGGGTTTCGCTAAAAGCTACTTCCTTTAACGTGGCTACGAGTGTTTCTAATACACCAATTTCCTTGTTTATTTCGCTACCACCGTCTTTAACTAATATGTGACGTGCGTAAGCGTTTGCTAATGCCCTAAGTTCTGCTGTCTGATTACCGTCTAAACTTTTATTGGCGACCAATGCTTCTGGGTTTGCTGGTATAGATACAACGCTAAACTCTTTCATATTAAGTTTACTAATAGTCATACCGTCTGCACCCCACTCTTGTACCATACCACCAATGCTAACTGCGTTTAAAAATCCGTCTAATATGTAGTTATAAACTTTAGTTGCAAAAGCGTCTTTTAGATAAAACTGAGCCCTTGCCATAAGTTTGCCACCGTCTTTCCAGATTTTTGTGGTGCGTGCAATAGGTAAATTAAATCCGTCGTGACCCCACAATACAACAGGGTTCTTTTTGTATTCTTTAAAATCTATACCGTCCACGTTCATACGTTCTCCGTGTGCGTCTAATGCACCACTAGAAACGATAAACTCAATCTCACCCTCGCCTAGTTTTGTAGCTTTTTCAATATATGCTTCTGACTTAATGTGCATTAAAATATTCCTTTTTAAATTAAAAAACGCCCAACCCAGCTTGTGCTGGTACAGATTAAATCTGTTTAACGTCGGTGCGTTCTACACCTAAACTATCATAAGTATTAGTTATGTGCAAGGTGTTTGTAGTTACGTTATATTCAAAAATCATTTTACATCTATGACATTTAATAGCACCGATAAATACGTTAGCTTTTAAAACTAATTTATTACAACCTTTGCATTTAACGTCTACCATTAAGCAACTCTTTGAGTAATAAGTAATGCGTCTATAACGCCTAAACTATCATTTGCTGTATATGCTGTTAATGCAATAGCTATACTCATATCATTTGTACTAGCTTTTTGACCAATACCAGCAGATGTATATGACGTTATAAAATCACCAATAGCTATGTCTGTTTGTCCATTTACTTTCATAGTAGTTGTTTTGCCAAGTGTTTGTACATATCCGTAACTATTGTTTGTAATGCTTCCTAACACCACACCTAATATTTTGTGGTCGCCAGTTGTAGTTGTGGTGGTTATTTCATCTGCACTAGCAGTAGCTTTAGAAACAACTAATGTTCCAGCCGTTAATGTGCCACCAGATGTGTTTTTAAGATATTGTGTTTTATTTTCCCATACGTTACTAAGACCAAAGTTCCCTGTTATGTTGTGTATACTGGTACTGTTTAAAAAAGGTGTAGTAAAGACAGATACAAAATGATTACCTGTAAATGTTGTGTACGCTGTTGCGTTTGTTGGCAACATCACTGCGTAAGCACCTGCGTTGTCATTTGCAAAAATATTACCAATAATAGTTGTGCCAACCGTATTACTATCCAAGCTAATTGCAACTGAGCCGTTAGTCGCAAACAATTTATTACCTGTAATTAAACCGTTTGTGCCACTATTTGTATAATAAATACTTGTACTAGCTTTAATATAGTTGTCGTTAATAATTAAACCCTCTACGTTTGCACTAACTCTAACGCCTATGGCGTTTGTGGTTGCGTTGGTCAATACATTGTCTGCAATTCGTACTCTATCACCTATAACTACACAAAAAGCACCTGTATGTGCGCTATCTGCGTTAAACTTATTACCTATGCAAGTGCTGTCGGTTGTTAATTGCAACGTGTGAAAGGCAGAAGTGCTGTTATTTGTTACCTGTATATTATTACTAATAGCCCAACTGTTTGTGCCTAATTCAATAGCGTTACCGTTGCCGTTACCTTTACTGTTTGTAAGTGTAATTATATTATTTTTTAAGGTTGAGTTACCTGCAAAGTTTAATGTTAATTGACCAGCAGAAACCGTCATTGTGCTAGTTATTGTACTATTTTCTAATCGCATACCAGTTGTATTGCATACTATAAAAGCGTTTGTGTCGCCTGTTTTAACTAAAATACAGTTATCTATAAATGGATTTATTGCATTTAAGTTCATACCACCAGTAGTAAAGTTAATGTTCACATTGTTAATATAGAACCTTGCACCTGTATGCGTAATTGACGTGGTTGTAAAATTAAGTATAGTGTTTATTGCATTTTCACCGTCAATGCGTAAGTTCGCCAATGTACTTGTCCAACCTGTTTCGGTATATGTTCCCTCTTTCACCAATATTCGTGAGCCTGCAACTGCACCAGCTATCGCACTACTTAAAGTTGTATAATCACCACCACTAGGTGCTACCACAATGTCATAGGTCGCCTGACTTGCTGGTAGTGTTTGCCACGTTGCGTGTGTGCTGTCGGTAGCCTTTAGAACCTGTCCTGTTGTTGGTGCTGTCGCACTAGATACGTTTACAACTGTTGTAGCAGAGTTTAATGCGTCTGTCTTAGCTGATTTGCCTGTTGTGTCTTGATTTGGTGCAACTACATCTGTGCCTATTACTAAACCTAAGTTTGTTCTTGCCGTACTAGCGTCTGACGCACCAGTACCACCGTCTGTTACGGCTACATCTGTTCCAGTTGGATAATATTGTGCGTTATTTGTTACGTTACCAAGCCCAACATCTGACTTTATTAAACCTGTTGGTGTTACTAATGCTGGACTGTTTGCAAAAACTAAAGCACCTGTTCCTGTTTCGTCTGATATCGTATTTTTTAATTGTAGTGATGTTGTACTAGCAAACTGACTAAGAGGGTTTGTAGTAACTGCGTCGCCATAAACAATAGGCGTTGGTAATGTTTGCCAAGTTGCGTGTGTAGCGTCTGTTGCTTTTAAAACTTGCCCTGCTGACGGTGCTGTTGCATTTGATACATTAACAGGTGTGGTAGCCGTATTCAATGAGTCTGTTTTTGCACTTTTACCTGTAGTGTCTGCGTTAGGGGCTACAACGTCTGTTCCTATAACTAAACCTAAGTTTGTTCTAGCACCAGAAGCGTTACTTGCACCTGTACCACCGTCTGTAATTGCTACATCTATGCCAGATGTCATAACACCACTGTAAATGCCTATTATTGTACTATCAGATAATCCGTGTGCTTTTTTTATTACGTTTGTTAATGTTACCTTTTTATTATTTGGTATAGTAGTAAGTTCATCAACAATAGCAACTATATCTGTGCTTTGTGGTTCGGTGTCTGCTGTTAATGCTGATATTTTAATGTTTGCCATTATTGACCTTTCTTAAATGTGTTGTTCTAATCCTATATATCTGCCTTGTTCGGTAACAAAGAAGTCGCCATTTTCTAAAGTAATTATAAAGTTTGTAACTTCGTTTTCGTTTATACCAGCAAAACTTTCGTGATGTATACCACTAATATTTGTTTCACTATGTACACCTGAGATATTATGCACTACTTTTTCTGTTCCTGTTAAAGAAACTTTAGGGTGTGTACCACTAATACTTCCTGTGTGTTTTGTACCAGTAAGGTTTGCGTCTGCCTGTCGCATTATATATGCGTTATCTATCATTGACGCTAAAGATAGCTCTGTTGGTGCAAAAATATGGTTCTGCGTTATTGTGCCGTTATCTGTGGATAAACTAATTAACAATTCATTTGGTAATAGATTATGGTTTTGCGTTATGGTTGTATTATCTAAAGATAAATTGTGCAATAAATCTGCACTAATTAAAGTAAAGTTAATAATTATACTTACATTATCTGTGGATAAGTTTAACAATACATCTGTTGGTGTATTTAAATGGTTTTGTGAAAATGTAGTCGGTATAACTAATAAACCAATACTAATATCGTTAGGCAAGATAATATGGTTTTGCGTTATGGTTGTATTGTCAATACTAGGTGCTAATAAAATATCATCTGTAATAATTATATGGTTTTGCGTTACTGTGTTGCCGTCCTCTTGTAACCCAAAAGTTAAATCGTCTGCACTAATTATATGGTTTTGCGTTATCGTAACATTATCTAAAGTAACTCCAATGGTGGTGTCGTTTACGGTGATATTGTGGTTTTGCGTAATTGTATTATCGTCTGTTTGTAAACCAAAGGTTAAATCGTCAGGCGTAAATGCGTGGTTTTGAGTTATTGTAGTTGTTACAAGTGTTAATCCAAAAGATAAATCTAATGCTGATGTAAAAACGTGGTTTTGGGTTATTGTTGCATTGTCTAATGTAAAGCCTAATGTTACATCATTAACCAATACTACATACGGTTCTTCTAATAATACATACCCACTACCACTTTCGTTTAAAAGATAAAATCCACCACCACTTTCTTGTAAAATATAGCCCACTGGCTAATCCCA